ACGGCGGGCCGCATCCTTCGCGATCGTTCGCGCGATCTCGTCAGAAACAACCCTCACGTTGCGAAGGCCGTCGAAGCCCTCGTCTCGAATGCTGTCGGAACGGGTGTAAGACCTCGGCCGAAGCTCGACGACAAAGACCAGAACAAGAAGGTTGTCGATGCCTTCAACAAGTGGGCGAAGGCGGGCGGCTGCGATCAAGACGGACAGCTAGACTTCTACGGCCTTCAGCATCTTGCAGTACGCGAGATGATCGAAGGTGGCGAAGTCCTTATTCGTCGCAGCCTGACAAAATCCAGCAAGAAACAGGATGTCCCACTCCAGCTTCAACTTCTTGAGGCCGATTTCCTCGACCCCTTCAAGAATGGCCCGCTCAGTGAAGGCACATTCTCAATACAGGGCGTCGAGATTTCGTCGAGTGGCGACAACATATCGAAGCGTGTCGCGTACTGGCTGTATGAGCAGCATCCCGGCACGCTATTCTTTAACACTGCGCAGAGCCTGATATCGAAGCCTGTCCCGGCAAGCGAAGTGCTGCACGTCTACGAAAAGCAGCGCACCCAAATGCGCGGCGTGCCTTGGGGAACACCAAGCTTCGAAACGTTGAAGCACCTCGCTGACTACGAACTTGCCGAGATCGTCCGGAAACGAACTGAGGCGTGCATGGTCGCTCTCATCACGACAGAAGACGAAGCTCAGGTAGGCTGGAACCACACCGATCCTGACGGTATCCACGACACGATCCAGGCTGGCGCCTACGATCGCAGCGGCAACCCGATCGATTACTTCGAACCTGGGCAGATCGGCTATATCAGCGGCGGTAAAACCGTCGCCTTCAACAGTCCTGCAAGCATCGGGGGCTACAACGAATACAAGACTTCGCAGCTTCGCACGGCAGCATCGGGCTTCCGTGTCCCCTATGAACTGCTCTCTGGCGATCTTTCGAGCGTCAATTTCTCATCGATGCGCGGCGGCACTGTCGAGTTTCGCCGGATCATCAGTTCGATCCAGGCTCGCATTCTAGTACCGATGTTTCTTGATCCGGTCTGGGAGTGGTGGTGCGAAGCCGCTTTCTTGGCGGGTGTCATCGACACGCCTGATGTCCCCGTAGATTGGGCGTTTCCGAAGTGGGAATACGTCAACCCTACTGACGATGTGGCAGCTCAAAACGAAGCGATCCGCTCTGGTCTTACATCCTGGGCGGCAACCGTCGCCGACGCGGGTTTCGACCCTGACGAGCTGTACGAAGAGATCAAGGCATTCCAGGACAAGGCGTCGAAAGACGGCGTGGTGCTGGATTCCGATCCGCGTGCATCGACCGGACGCGGTGTTGCGCAGAAGTCCGATGAGCCTTCAAAGGGCAAGGGATCGAAAAAGAAGAAGAAGAAAACGAAGAAACAGGACGGCGCGATCCCCGCCGATACGCCTGATCAGAGTGACGACGACACGGTTTGATAAATAAAAACATGTCGTCGATGAAAGAAAGCTTGCAGCTGCCGCGTCAAGCGAGGGCCGCGCGCCTAAATGCCGAGTCCTACAATGCAGAGGCCAACACCGTTGACCTCATCTGGACGACCGGCGCCGATGTTACGCGATCTGACCCGGCTGGTAATCCCTATATCGAGCGGCTTGCCACCGGGTCGGACAATGTTCGGCTGGAGCGGCTAAACGCAGGCGCGTCGTTCCTAGACACGCACAATAGCTACGAGCTGAACGCGGTCATCGGCAGCGTCGTGCCAGGGAGCGCCCGGATGGACGGCGGCCTTGGCTTGGCGACCGTCAAGCTCTCAAGCTCTGCTCGCGCGGCCGACACCGTTCAAGACATCAAAGACGGTGTGATCCGCAACATCTCTATCGGCTACTCGGTCTACGCTTTCGAGCGTACCGAGGGCCGCGATGGCTCACCGGCCACGATGACGGCGACCGACTGGGAACCCTGCGAAATCAGCGCAGTCCCTGTTCCTGCTGACGCAGGCGCCCAAATCCGCATGCGATCCGAGGCTGCCGCCGAACTAAATACCTGCATCGTGACCCGATCAAACATTTCCGAAGATAAGGAGGCCATTTTGGCTGAAGAGAACCCCGTGATTGCTGAGGCTGTCGTCGAAGCGAAAACGATCGAAACTGTCGAAGCTGTCGCCGAGACCCCCACCGTCGAAATCGAGCGTATTAGCGCAGAGGCCGTCTCGGCTGAGCGCGCCCGCATTAGCACCATCATCTCGCTGAGCCGCGATTACGGCCTCGACGATGCTGGCCAGGAACACGCCGAACGCGGCACCTCAGTGCAGGGCTTCAAGGATGTCATCCTGGAGCGGCTTAAGGGCCGTAGCGCAAACTTCGCGCCCACCGTCACCGCAGTCACCGAGCCCTCTCTCGAAAAGAAAGAGAAGGATTGGAGCCACATCCGCAAACACCTCGGCTCCAAGAAGTAAGGAATTTTTATGAGCAGCTATACTTTTCCCAAAATTGAACTCACACCGCTTTTTGCTGGTGATTTCCCGATCCGCGCCCGTCAGGTGACGATTCCAGCTGGTTCGAACGCCGCTGGCACCGTCCTGGAGCGTGGCACCATCCTCGGCCTCGTTACGGCTAACGGCAACGGCATCGTGTCGGTACTGGCGGCAACAGACGGTTCACAGAACCCGAAGTGCATCCTCGCTGACGACATCGACGCAAGCACCGTCGCTGTAAGCGCCAACGCCTATTTCACTGGCGATTTCGCCGACATTAAGTGTATTTTCGGCACCGGTCACACGGCGGCGACAGTAAATGCATCGTTTGCAGAATCTGGCCAGCCGATCTTCATCCACGTCGTCGGAACTGTCGCCTAACCGGATGCTGGAAAGCTTCCCAAAAGTCGTTGTCGATGAGTTGAGGCGTGATAAGGCCCGCTATCGCCTTCGCGCCAAGACCTACCAGCGCGCTCTCATCGAGAGCGAGCTGGCCAGAGCGGGACTTACAGTTCCTGCCTCTGATGATGACCTCAAGATGGTCAGTATAGACGCCCACGGCAAGATCGTCGGCATCCAAAAGATCATCGCCAAACATAAATAACACCAAACACTAACAACGTTACCCACCGGGCGCCTGCCGCCATGGGGTAGTTTCTGAGGAAACCGCCGCATGGCAATTAATTTTAATTCGTATTCGACTACCGCTCTTATGGGCGCCTATCAGGTCATTGATGTCGCGCCGCAGTTTCTCTACGACGTTTTCTTCAAGACCCAGATTCAGTTCGACACTGAACTTGTCTTCCTGGATCAGATCGACCGCAACAAGCGTCTCGCTCCACTCGTCAGCCCGAACGTTCCTGCCCGCACCTACAAGCAGCGTTCGTACAGCACCACTGCCATCCAGCCTGCCTACATCAAGGTTCGGCACGAGATCGTCCCCGGCGAGCTTCTGCGTCGCCGCGCGGGTGAGCAGTTCGGTGGCGTTCTCACGCCGCAGGAACGCCTTGACCTCGCTGTTGCCCAGGTCCTCCAGGATCAGGTCAATGACATCAACCGTCGCAAGGAAGCTCTCGCTGCACAGTGCCTGCTCACTGGTGGCCTCGTCCTTCAGGACGTGGATTTCCCGACCCAGACCGTCAGCTACAACCGGCCTTCGGCAAACACCATCACGCTGTCCGGTTCGACTGCTTGGGGCGCGACTGGCGTAGACGCTCTCGAAGACCTCCGCACCTGGAGCACCATGGTGCAGGCAACCTCTGGGTTCGTACCCCGCGTCGTCGTCATGGACCCGCTGGCATTCGACAAGTTCCGTACTTCGCCGGGTGTCGCCACGGTCATGAATTCGTTCCGTCAGACCTCTGGCGATGTCAATCTTGCAGGCTATGCGGTGGGCGGCGTCGGCAACGAGGCGATGTTGATGGCGAATGTCGCTGGCTTCGAAATCTGGGTCTATCAGGCCTACATCTGGGATGCGAACGGCAACCAGACCGCCATCATGCCAGACAACACCGTCATCATGGGCGACCCTGTCGGTGCGGGCGGCACGCGGCTTTACGGCGCAATCCAGGACATCGAGGCGGGCATGGTCGCACAGCCGATCTACTCCAAGAGCTGGTTGATCAACGATCCGAGCGCGCTGTCGATTACGAGTGCATCGGCGCCGCTACCGGCGTTGGGCTGGTCACAGGCCACGCTTTCAGCGACCGTCGCGTAAAGACCTGACGGGGGCCGAACGGCCCCCTCATTTTTAGGAAAGCATGGCCAAGAAGACCTACCACCTCAATGTCACTGTTGCCGTACCCGACGCCAGCCGCGATCGGCCTGCGATCGTCGATGACAGCGGTCTGGTCATCATCCCCGCACAGAAGGGCAAGCGTTACGTCGCCGCTGGCGATCCCGTGTCGCTGGAGCGTGAAGAAGGCGAGCGCCTGCTAGCTCGGTTCGGTGAGCTGAAGCCCGCCGCGAAAGGCTGAATGATCGATTTCTCCCGACTCGTTCTGAAGCCGTGCATGACGGCCTTTGCGCAGCCGATCGTCATAAATCCGGTGAAGTCTCAGCCGGGCGCAGTTCCCTACGCCGCACGGGGTGTGTGGTCGTTCAAGATGGTCGAAATTCCGACAGCTCAGGGCGACTACATCTCGACCAACACGCCTGTCATCGGCATTCGCGTTTCTGAGTTCGCCGCACCTCCGCTTCAGGATGATCAGATCACGACGGGTGGTGTCACATACGTCGTCAATGACACCATTCTCGATGCCCAGGGTGGGTCCGATCTTTTGTTGAAGAGCGTCACGCCACGGTGACCTACTACCCCTGCTCTCCCATCGAAATCCGCGACGGTACGTATGAACGCCTCTTGGCTATTACCGGCCTCAAGAGCGTCGCGAAGACGTATACGAAGCCGATCAAGGAATACAATCTGCCGCTCGCCGTCGTTTACAACGCTGGCGAGCGAACGTCGCCGATGGGCGATGCCAATGCTGGCCAGCCAAAGTTCGACCACCGGCTCAGCCTGATCATCGACATTATCGCTGCCGACACCAGCGACCTCAACGTTGACGCGGATATCGTCACATTCGTTGAAGCGGTCAAGATGACCTTGCTGTCCGACACATCGTGGCTCGAATTGTTCGAAGCCGTTGAGCATGTCGATGTGAGCTACAGCTACCCCAAGGACGGCGAAGACTACATCGCACAAGGTCAGATCGAATTCGAACTGTTCTTCCGATCGATGTGGCCACCGCTTACGCCGAACGATTTCCGCGAAGCCACCGTCAAGACCAAAGTCAACAAGTCACTCCACGACAATCCCGTCTACACGGAAATCTTTCTCCCCAAGTCATGACACTCAGAATTCCAATCATCTACGTCTATCCGACGAAATCCAGCTCGCTTTACCTGAAGCATCCGACGCACGGCCCGATGGTGGCCGAAGGCGTTTACTGGCCCAAAGACAATTACACGTGTCGCCGTCTCAGTGACGGATCAGTAACGGTTGTAGCGCCCGTAAAAGCCGATGGCGTTCCGTTTCCTTTCGCCACTATGGCTGCATCGTCAGCAAAGCCTGCTTGATAAATAAGAACACAGCCTAACGGCGAACTAATTAAATCATCCATCGGAAGCGCTGCCTTCAGGGATTTCCTTGAAGGACAACCCTTTGGCTATTTCTACTACAATTCCTGAGTCTTTTAAGCTTCCGCTGTTTTTCGCCGTCGTTGACGGCAGCATGGCAGGCAATCTTACTGAAGACCAGCCCGCGTTGCTCGTCGGACAGATGCTCTCGACCGGTATTGCACAGATCAACGTTCCGACGCCCGTAGGTTCCGTCGCTATCGCTGGCCAGCTCTTCGGTCAGGGTTCGATGGCCGAGCGCATGGTTTCGGCATTTTATGCGATCAACACCACCCAAAACCTTTGGGTTGCACCAGTCGCCGCGCCTACGGCCGGTGTCGCAGCAACCGCATCGGTGACGATTACTTCCGTCGCAACAGCATCGGGCGTCGTATACCTGTATATCGCAGGCCAGCTCGTCACGATCAACGCCTATACGACGGATACGACGGCGAACGTCGCCACTCGCCTCGCTGCCGCGATCAACGCGATCCCGACGATGGTTGTCAGCGCTTCCGTCGATACGACGAATACCAGCAAGGTCGATCTCACCTGCAAGTGGATCGGAGACACCGGCAACGACATTCAGATGTCGTTCAACTATCTCGGCCTGTACGGCGGACAGAGTTTCCCGACCGGCTTTGCAGCAACGCTGACCGCCTTCACGGGTGGCAATGGCCAGCCTGATTTTACCGCGATCATCGCGGCGATCCAGAGCCAGAACTTCGTGCACGTGGCGATGCCCTATAATGACACCGCGTCGCTCGATGCTTGGGATTCCGAGTACGGTTTCTCGCCGACTGTTGGCCGGTGGTCGTACACCCGACAGCAATACGGGTGGATATATAATGCTAGCCGTAATGATTTCGCGGATGCTTTGGAATGGGGCGAAGCACACAATAGTGCAGTCATCTCGACAATGATCATTGAGCCGACTGTACCGTCGCCGATTTGGGAAGTCACCGCCGCGTATTGCGCGAATGGCGCATATTACCTGCTCGACGATCCAGCACGCCCGCTTCAGACGCTTCCGCTGAGCGGAATCCTGCCTGCTCTTCCTGCGGCTCGCTTCAATCAGTCCGAACTTAATACGTTGACCAACAACGGTCTCGCGATCCAGGCAACGAACGCAAACGGCGTGCCCGCTATTCTGCGTGAAGCCACCCAGTACCAGTTCAATAGCTACGGTCAGTCCGACACTGCATTTGGGTTGCTGACAATCCTAAGCAACCTTGCAGAACTTCTCAATAGGATGAAGTCCGCAATCACATCAAAATATCCTCGACACAAGCTCGCCCCAGATTCTACCAAGTATGGCGCCGGGCAGGCCATTGTTACTCCGAGTGTTATTAAGGCTGAACTCGTTTCTGAAGCAATTCAGGCTGTCTACGACGGTTTGATGAGCGACATTACCGACTTCACAGCAAACCTTGTTGTTGAGATCGACGACAATAACCCAAACCGCGTGAATATCCTTTGGCCTCCGCAGCTTATGGGCCAGCTTCGTCAGGTGGCTGTCGATGCTCAGTTCCGCCTTCTTTACAACGACCTCACCTAATTAAGGAAACCCAATTTAAGAATGGCAAATGGAAGAATTGGCGGCACGCTCGCATTCACGATCGATGGCACCGCGTATGATGTGCGAGGCAATTTTGAGGTCTCGGCGTCCAGTGTGAAGCGTGAAGGTCAGGCAGGACAGAGCGGTTATCAGGGCTACACGGAAATGCCGGTGGTCCAGGGCTTCAAGGCCGATCTGACGACTGGCGACAGCCTATCGATGACGACCCTTGAAGCGATCACAAGCTCGACGATGCAGGTGAGCCTCGCAAACGGCAAGACCTACGTCCTGACCCAGGGTTTTTTCTGCTCTGGCACCACGATCAACGCCACGGAAGGTCGCATCGCCTGCGAATTCCAGGGCGCTTCGATGACTGAGATTTAACAAAGGTCTCAGTGGCGCTTCCCTCGCAGCCGTGGCGCTCAGCGATGCTCCCGGCGTCGTTTTCGGGGGCGCCTTTTTACACCGAAACTGACGGCCAAAGTGGTGGCCGTCGTCTTGTCGCGCACGAGTTCCCGATGCGCGACGTACCTTACGTCGAAGACCTCGGCCGCAGAGCCCGGCGTTGGACGATCGCAGGCTACTTGATCGGGCCGACCTACATCGCCGACCGCGCGGCCCTTATAGCGGCTTGTGAGACGAACGGCCCCGGCACCCTTGTGCATCCGACCCTGGGCACGGTGCAGGCCAACTGCGAGAGCTATTCCACCTCGGAATCTCGTGAGCGCGGCGGCCTCGCCACCTTCGAAATGGTCTTCGTCGAGTCCGGCAACCTTCAGGGTACGGCGATCACCACGGACACACAGTCGGCGGCATCCTCAGCCGGATCGAACCTGGGCAACCAGTCAGGTCAGTCTCTGGACAACACCACCAACAACTCTCTGGCCAATGGGGGCACCATCTCGATATGACCCTTGCCGAACTTGACGAGGCCATTTCGGTACTGGCCACCATGATGATGGCCCTCGGTGGCGTACTCGTCGGCGCCTCTGGCATCGACGCGGCCAACCTGCGCTACGCTATCGATGACCTCAACTCGAATGCCGATACCCTGATCCGTACAGCGTCGCTTGGAAGCGCCCTGCTCAATGTGTTCGACCTTGCTTTCGAAGCTGGCGCCGCCATCCCGACGCTCGAAAGCGTGCGTACCACCCTGCTTGCACTGGCGCCGACTACAACGACTGCTGTAGCCATTCAGAACATCGGCATCCAAATGACCCTCTCTGAAGAAGTGAAGGTCTACGCCACGACGACGTTTACCAGTCGTCAGGACGTGGATACCGCCTTATCTCAGCTCATCGATGCCTTCGACTCGGCGGAAATCTTCGCGGCCGACAACGGCGACTCCAGCTCGTTTCAGGCATTGATCGCAGCACATGCCGCCATCGTGCGAGACTTGACCACCAGAGCCCGCCCGCTGCCGAACATGATCACATACAGCTTCGGCCGCACGCTGACCTCCCACGCCCTCGCACAGCGTCTATACGCGGATGCGAGCCGCGCCGACGAGCTGGTGGCGGAGAACAAGGTCATCAACCCGGCTTTCATGCCAGCATCGGGCTCCGCTCTGTCCGCATAAATACGGGATGAGTTTCACACCCGTACCCGATCCCATTTTCACGCACGTCCTTAAGAAGCCGATCCGCTTCCTCGACGACGAAATTTCTGAAATTGCAGTCCGCGAACCCACAAGTGGCGATATGCAGCGTCACGGCAACCCCGTGAAGTACGACCCGCGCTTCGATCCGCCCACCATTGAAATCGACGAGACCAAGGCATTCGCGATGCTGTCAGCACTGTCTGGTATCCCGGTCAGCATTTTGGGACAGCTTAAGCCAAACGATGCACTCGAAATATTCTGGGGTTTTGCGCGCCATTTTATCCCTGGGCTGTAGACGCTGACGGTCGAAGTTTCTGCCCGTTGGTAGAAACTGGGAAAATGGCGCGAAGGCTGGCCCGCTTCTATCACGTATCGCCTTTGACCTTTTACGATTTGCCGACTGATCAGATTCTTCGGCTGTTCGCCGATACACAGCAAGACCTAGCGGACGACGCTGGTGAGGAAATCTTCTCTCGATGAAACTGACCTTTAACTTCCGAGAATTTGAACGTGCTGCCAAGCGTATTGGCGGCGCCATGGATCAGATACCGTTCGCCCTCGCACAGTCGCTGAACGATGCGGCCGAAGCCACTCGGAAAACCTTGATCGAGGATACGTGGCCCAGTTCGATAAAGCAGCGTAACAAGAGCTTCATGAAGGCCGCTCTCACTCTAAAGGGCAACAGAGCGACAAAGAAACGGCTGCGCGTAGCAATCACGGACAAGCTGAACCGGGCAAGCCTTGCGCTCCACGCGGACGGCGGAACGAAGGTTCCTCGCAGAGCAAACCTTGCTGTCCCCAGCAAACAGATCGCAGCTCGTCGCAGTGGTCGTGGTGTGCCGCAGAGCCTGAAGCCGCTGAACTTGGCCGACTCATTCAAGAAAGGCGATGTGATCTACCAGCGTGTAGGCAAAAAGGGCCGAAAGCTGAAGCTCGCGTACGTGCTGAAAAAGGCCGTCAAGATCAAGAAGGACGTTCCCTTCAGACAAGACTTTGCGCGCTCGATGCGCCGCGAAGTATCAAGGGCATTTGGCCCTCGCTTCCGTGCGGCGATGAAGACACGACGGTAACACAAAGGAAAGATGGCCAACGAAAAGCTGATCCTGGAGGCCGAGGTCCGAGACAATATGTCGGCGGCGCTTCGGAAAATCCAAAAAGAACTCAATTCGATCGGTGCCACGCCGGGCATGAAGGAAACCAACGGCTGGCTCACCAAGCTGGGAAAAGAGGCCGATGGCTTCGTAAAGAGCGGCGGCGGTGCAGCCGGTGTCATCAACAGCATGGGGATCGGCGGCCTTACAGCGGCAGCATCTCTCGCTGGCATGGTCGCGCAATTCAAGGAACTCGCCACTCAGCAACTGGCTCTTAAAGAGCTTGGCCGCGAAATTGGTATGACCACGGATCAAGTCAACCAGTTCGCGCATGCGGGCGAGCATTTTGGGGTAGCTGGTGACGCCATGAAGGGGATGCTCGACGGCTTCGCTGGCCTGATGCCGGAATTCAAGCGATCGACTGGTGATCTGTTCAAGGAAATGAGTCAGTGGCCAGAGGTAATCGGCCGAATGCAGCACGAAGGCATCGGCGACGCGCTGCTCGACGGTCTTCGTCAGGCTGAGGAAATCGCCAAAGCGAAAGGCCCACAAGCCCAAAAACGCTTCCTAGAGCACCTGTTTCCGGGCCACGGGCCAGATGCTGAGAAGCTGTTCAGCGGTGGCTTGGGCGAATTCATCAAAGAGCTGGAGTCGATGAAGACCAAGCTTGCGCCGATCTCGCCTGAGATGCTGAAGCAAGAGCAGGCCATGCGCGATGCCGTAAAAGACCTGAACATCTCGCTAGAGAATTTCGAGAATAAGGTCGGCCCGCGCTTCCTCGGCATGCTCACCGCAATCGTCGAGAAAGCGGCTCAGTTCTTCAATCCAGACGGCAAGGCCGCGAAAGATCAGCATGACGGTGGCGCGGCCGACGAACGCAAGAACGCGCCCGATATGGACGACGAGCGGATCAAGCGCGCGCTCCGCACGCCTCAGCCGTACGGCGCCCTTGATCACGACGCGTTCAAGAAGCCTTCGCTTGGCGACCGGCTCAAAGAGGAATTCGGTGGCGTCGGCGGCTTCCACAAGTCCTCCTATGAGGGCTCGGGTGGGCTCCTGCACATGGCTTCGTATGGTGGCTCTGGGGAAGGTGTCAGTACATCTCTCGCAGCGACGATCGCGGCCGGTACCAAGATGGGCTTCCTAGCCGCCTTCCGTGAATTGATGGCGATCCAGGATGCAGACGGCAAAGGCGGCGGGCAGAACATCTCGTTTGGACCGCAAGGCGGCGGTGGCCTCGGCCTTGGTGGAGGGGATGGCGGCCATGGTGGTGGAGGCGGCGGCCGTGGCAGGCGTGCCAGCCGCGAAGACGGCGACAGCCCACGGCGTCCTATGGACATGGATATCGGGGAGCCCGGTGATCTGACCAAGCTCATCACCCAGGAATCGAAGCGAGTGAATATCGATCCTCGCATCATGGAAGGTATGCGAGCTGGTGAATCCGCGCACAAGGGCTACTACGATTACGGCGACAAGAACGACGGCGGCGCGTGGGGACCCCTTCAGTTCAACATGGCGAAGGGACGTTTTGGCTGGCAGTTCAAGCACGACACCGGCATCGATCCTACCAACAACCCGAAAGCGATCCCTGCCATGATCCGCTATGCGGCCGAGTTTATTGCCCGCAAGCTGAAGAAGAACCCGCACTACGCTGACGGCGGAAACGGGTCTGAGCTTCACCGCGTCTGGCACGGCTTTCATGGGCTTCGTGAAGCGGACCCTCGCTGGGGAAACTCAGGCTACGTCGCGCATGCGAAACCGGACCGTCTCCAGCCACCACCAGTCGCGGGACGCCAGCCTGGGAAGCAGGACGGCACGGTGCGCGCCGACATCCACGTGCACGGTCCTGCACACAAGACCTCGGTGCAGGCATCGGGCATGATCGAGGCGAAGCTGCACCGCTGGTCCACCATGACCACGCCGTCAGACCTGGGCTAATACGGCTTCGGATCACCTCCGCCGCAACCGTGGCGCAGCATGTATGCGAGGCTGTCACCGAGGCGCCTCGCTTGCACCGTCGAGAAGATGACCACACCGGCCGAGCAATATTGCTCTTTGGTCGCCAGCGTTTGGAAGCATGACGCCTCACTCTCGCCCGTCATATCCATCCTCGAACCGTGCGTGGACCACTGCCCATCGAGCTTGTTGAAGTCGATTACGGCGTAGGTGGGCTGCCTTCCGCGCTTTTCGGCACGGCCCGCATAGACGCACTCGTTGACCTTTTCGAATGTCACCGAGTCTTCGTCACTGACGATCCGGTCCATGTGCGCGCGACCATCGTCATCAACTACAATATTCCCAGACACTTGCATTTCCGGCCCAAGTATTAGGGACGCAGCGAGCATCTTGTTGCGATCTACACTTTTTTCGTCCGCACAAGCACCATGGATCGTCAAAGCGAGGATCACGCACACACTAAATATCTTCATGACCACGTCCACCCCAAACTTACAGGCCACCATAACAGCGAACAACAGTGTATATGGTGCATGGCAATCCGTAATGGTTCGCCGCGATTATGGCAACGCCATTTCGGTTTTTGAGTTCAGCCCGGTCGAAGGCGCGTATGGCGCGTCCTATGTTTCACTACAACTTGCTCCCGGAGATGCAGTAACAATAACGCTCGCTGGGCAACTAGCGCTAACCGGCAGAGTCACGACGCGTTCTGTTGCGTATGATAAATCGAGCCATCAAGTCGTCATCGCGGGACGATCCGTAACGTCCGATGCGGTAGACTCTAGCATCGCCGTGAAGCCGGGCAACTACAACGGCTACACCTTTCAGCAAGCCGCGAACGCCGTCCTGGCTGAGCACAACATCAATTTGATCATGGCCGACGCAGGCGACGCGGCGACCAAGACTTTTGCAAACCTAGTGGTCCACTATGGCGAGACAGCCGCTGAGTTCATCTCTCGAATGGCCCTCCAACGCGGGCTTTATCTGACGGACAATGCCCAGGGCAACCTTGTGGCCTCGCGTCTTGGTCAGAACACCAGTTCAGGCGCCACCTTCACGGAAGGCCAGAACATCCTTCGCGCAACCGCCAAAATGGACAACCAGGGCGTCGTCGGCTCCTACAGTGGCGTAGCGCAATCGCCGGGTAATGACCAGAACTGGCCACCGCGCGCCTTCTCATCGACAGCGACCGCTACGGGCGGGCTGCCGAACCTTCGCAAGCTCTTCATCGTCGAGCATCCGACGAACAGCGCGGCCGACCTCGCCGACCGCGTGCAACACGAAGCCGACATTAGCACGCTCCCGGAATTCACCGTGAACATCACCGTCAACGGCTGGACCAATCCCAGTGGGCAGCTCTGGGATACGCAGCAAGTCGTATCCGTCTACTCGCCCATGCTGTTCTACGGCGGCACCACGACACAGCAGCTCGGCATCCAATCGATTACATTCCAGCAAGACGATCAAAACGGCTCGACGACGACCCTGGAGCTGAAGCCAACGCGTCTACTCAGCGAGACTGCCAACAGCGGAGCCGCCGCTGCACCGGCTGGAGGCACCTCACCGTTCAACACGAACGTCAACACGCCTACCCCGGATAAGCCGGACTACACCATCTCAACCTAAGGACAAATGCGCGGTAATTCCCTCGACGCGTCGCGGCGCGTCTATCTTTCCATTGCGCGCGGCACGATCAATGCCGCCGACGACAGCCACATGATGCAGACCAACGATGTCCGCGTACTCCAGAATGAGCTGCTGACCGGCGTCGAGCGTTTCCAGCCATACGGCGTCTCCAGCGTGCCGATGGCACCCGCGAACGATTCATCGGGCAAAGCCGCTGAAGCCATCATCGGCTTCGTCAACGGTTCGCGCTCACATCCAATCGTACTTGCCGTCGATGATCGCAGGTATCGGCCGAAGAACCTGAAGGCCGGTGACTCCGCCATGTACCATCACAGCAATGCCATCATGAAGTTTACCGACGATGGCTTCGTGCACGATCAAGGCAGTGCGAAGAAACCCTACACGCTGACTGTCGGCAACGCGACGCTCACTGTAGCCGATGGCAAGATCACCGCCGACGTTAACGGAACAAACGTTGTAGTCAGTGATGGCAAGGTCGAGACGACGGTCAAGGGAACGCTACTAGTCGTTACCGATGGCAAGATCAGCTTCGGCAGCGAAAGCGCATCGATACCCGTGATGCTGCAAACGGGCGCCTCTACGCTGCTGTTCTCCACTAAATAATCGATGCCGAGTATTCAGCTTCTACCGATCAACGCCAGCACAGACCCGAATGCGACGCTCGATGTCGGTATCGGATTGTTCTTCAATCCCACTGTCGGACCCGACGAGGATATCGCGCTGGCCCGTGCTGTTATGGTGGCGCTCAACACGGATCGGCTTGCACTGCCCGATGACGTGCTTCCGAACAATCGCGACGACGATCGCAGAGGCTGGTGGGGCGATTATCAGGCGCCTGATATCTGGGGAGGCTGGAATATCGGCTGTCGTCTCTGGCTGCTGAGCCGCAGCAAACTGACTGACTCAGGTGCAAAGCAAGGTTCGACGCTGGCAATCGCCAACCGGTACATTGCTGAAGCTCTTGATCCATTCGTGACCGCGAAGATTTGCTCGACGTATACGGTCAATATCGTGCAAAGCGGCAACGACAAGATCACCGGCACGATCACGATATACCGTGGTCCGAAGGCTGCGATCTCGCTGGCCTACCAAGATTTCTGGAACTTCGCGACGTAGCCACCCCGAATAAATAAGGGATGACTTCGAACAACTGGACCACGCCTGATCTGGCGACAGTCCGCGCCAACAATCGCGACTACATCACATCCCAGATAGGCGCTCCACTTATCCCGAACGACTATCCGCGTGTTCTGGCAGACGCGAATGCTGGCAATGCCAGTCTCGCCTACCAGTTCATTCAGTACCTCTCCCTCCAGATTTTACCCGACACCGCCACGGGGGTCTTCCTCGATAAACACGCTACCCTCTATCTGGTAAACGCAGACGGCTCGAAAGGCCGAAAGGTCGCCACCTATGCCAGCGGCACCGCGACGATGACCGCGACCGTAGCCGCGACGATCCTGCCAGCCGGTTCCCAGTTCACAGCACTCAGTGGCTCAACCCAGATCGTCTACGAGACGACTGCTGAAGCGTCGATCGGCCTTTCCCCCACAACGTTCTCCATCCGATCGTTGACGGCCGGTGTCATTAGTAATCTGGCAGCCGGGTCCGGTCTGACGATCACGTCCGCCGTCGCTGGCCTCAATGCAGGCTCCGGCACCGTGGTCTCACTGACGGGCGGCGCCGACGAGGAAACCGATGACGAGCTGCGCACGCGCGTCCTGGCCCGATTGTCTCAGCCTCCTATGGGTGGCGACGCCTCGGATTACGTGGCCTGGGCACTAGCGGTTCCCGGTGTGACCCGAGCGTGGTGCGCTCCCAATGAGATGGGACCCGGCACGGTCACGATCCGCATCATGTGCGACGATCTTCGCGCAACCTCTGACCCGATGACCAGCGGCCTGCCGACTGCGGCAGACCTTGTAGCAGTCAAAGCCTACCTTGACACCGTACGCCCGGTGACCGTCGCCGATCTGTTTGTGTGCGCGCCGATCCCTCAGCCGGTGTCTTTCACGATCTCGAACCTCACCAAGGATACGACGGCGACCCGCACGGCCATTGCAGCCAGCGTCGCAAAGATGATCTTCAACCGCGCTCGACCGGCTACCTCGTCGAACGGAACGCTCGTTGCCGCAAAGACCATCTCGGTGGCCTGGGTCAGCGATGCGATCCTTGGCGCATCCGGTGTCACAGATTTCGACCTCGCGATGAACGATTTCGTGCCGTCGTCGAACGGCAACATCGGGGTATTGGGGACAATCCTCTATGGCTGATACGTACGTCGCGCACACGGCGGCCGACTACGCGCAAGCCATCGAGTCTGAGCTACCGCAAGGCGCCGCATGGTCGCGAGAGCCAGACGGCCCGTTGATGCAGTGGGTCACCGGCTGCGCTCAGATTTGGGGCGATGTTTCAGCGGCGGCCGACACTCTGATGTTCGTCGAGGCCGATCCGCGTTTCACCTTTGAAATGCTGCCGGATTGGGAAGCCAATTATGGTCTCCCCGATCCGTGCCTGACCACCGTTCTCTCGCTCAATGAGCGCCGCAACGCTCTGTTGCAGAAGATCACGATCCAAGGCGCTGCAAGCCGCGCGTTCTTTATCGATTTCGCTGCGAGCCTTGGTTACGCGATCACGATCACCGAGTACGTGCCGTTCCAGTTTGGCCTTTCGCAATTCGGTGGGTCGCATGGCGCCTTTCAAGGTCCGACCGCACGCTTTTACTGGACCGTCAAAGTCGAGTCCCCGCGTATCGCTCGCTTCAGCTTCGGCGGCTCCAGCTTCGGCCGCGACCCCTTCTTGGAAATTACTCGCGCCGAAGATTTGGAGTGCGTGATCAATAGGTGGAAGCCCACGCATACGATCGTTCTCTTCAGCTACGTGACACACGATTCTTCATTCGAGTTCTTCTTCCCCTACTAAATATACGAAATAGATTGGTGCCCATCATTTAATGCAAAGACACTACCCGCTTAATCCTTCAACGGGTGTTGAAGACACGACAGCAGTTTGGACGAACGGTACGCCAGCAACTGGTACTCAGGGCTCTTTTCCGCCCTACCAGCTGTGCACGAACCCTCAAGACGAAATCCTTAATGTCATTGCGGCAGCCGGTATCACGCCGAGCGACGCTGATCTCTCGCAGCTCTACGAGGCAATCGACCACCTGATCGCTGTAGCTATCGCAACGGTGCAGATTCCGACCTTCTCCGCTGGTGAGGGCGTCAAGGATGTGTCGAACGTCTTCAGCCTGAATTACCCAGGGCTGGCAGAAGAAGACACGATCAATGCCAACGATCTGATCTCGTTTTACGCGCAGGAATCTGAAGGCGGCGCGGCTGCCGACCATCACTACCGCACCACTATGTCGAACATCGCCACGTGGATCGCAAACTACATCTCGACGATCCCCACGACGCCCGTGTTCGCGCCTTTGGCGACCCCAGATAGCTGGGGGAATTGGACGCTGGCGGCCGAGCAGAACATCAACGATTACGTCAACACGATTTGCCCGGTGTCTGGACCACCCACTTCATGGGGTTCGGTGAGCGCTGGCATCATTACAGTCAGCAAATCTGGCCTGTATCAGGTCAACTCGTATGTCTCGCTTTTTGTTTCTTCCAATAGCAATGAAGCCTCCTATTTCAGCTCCAGTATCTGGGTCAATGGCAATGCCGTTAATGCTCAATCCTCATACGGTAATGAGGATTTCTATCTTGGAACGAGCATTTCCACATCGACCGTTGCCTACGTCGAAGCCGGTGGCACGATTTACATGACCGGCCTTTCTCACGCCGGTAGTTACGATGAAACATCAAACGGATTTAGCGTCCCATGCACACTTTCGATCGGTAAAATCAACTAATGCAGCTTACTCAATATTTGATTCAATTAACTTCACTATCTGGCGACACATTATTCGGAACCAATGGTAACAGCGCAAACGCACTTTGCAAACTCAGTGCAGACGCCGCTGGCACTGTCACGATTTCCTATTGGAATGTTCCGAACATCACGAAGCCCACGGACGCAGACCTTGCAGCGGCTTTGAAGGCGCCCGCTCCGGCAATCTCGACGGCCAACCTCGCGCTCTACGCGGCCAAGGTGCAAACCGCCGTCCTTGCCAAAGGTCAGACCTTCAACGTGGCTACGTCAGGCGCCACCGCGATCAATGTCCTTTGCGATGCCACGAACGACACCCGATCTGACCTCGCTCTGTTGGCGCTTTTCGGACAGCAGAATCCTACAGGCAGCAAGTCGTGGTTGGACAACAACGGGAATGTGACGGCGCTTACCGGCGCCGAGTGTGTGCAGCTCGCGACCCTGGCAGGGACGTACATCGATAGCGTCTACGCGGCGATGGGCACCCTGCTCTCGCAGATCACCGCTGGCACCGTGACGACCACTGCTCAAATCGACGCCTATGTCTGGCCTACGGTGGCCGCACAATGACGCTGACCCTTTCCTCGCAGCTGACCGGCAATTTCGGGGGCGCCTCGTTTCAGTATGGCTTTGCCTACGACGCGACGAGCGGCAACTATTATGTCGTCCACACGAGCGTGAATTCGTCGGGTGTGATCGTCAACCCGGCGACCGATGACACGCTGGCCTCCGCCGTAACAATCCTTCAGTCGATCGAAGCCACAGCCGTATCGACGCAGGCGAGCGCCCTGAGCCAGCTTGAGGCAATTGTTGCAGCTCTCGCCACAACCTCGACCGCAAGCGCTCAGGCAGCCGCGCAGACCGTCCTACAGGCTATTGCGGCGTCTGTTGCCACATCTTCGACCGCAGCCGGTCAGGCAAGCGCGCTAGCGCAGCTGGAGTCTATCGCAGCCTATCTGGCAACCGGAGCCACGTCGGCCGCTCAGGCGAATGCGCTGACGGTCTTGCAAGGTATTGCTTCCCAGCTCTCGATGGCCCTGACGTATACCGACAAGAGCGGTACGTGTTCGGCCACCTCCGGCACCTTCACTCAGGCTGTCGAGGCAAACTCGTTGCGCGGCTTCCTGCGGATATCGAACCCGAACGCCAGCGGCACCCTCTACGTCTTCGACAAGGCCAGCGGCACGCCGACGATACTCAACACAAGCGCGATCGGCCCCGGCGCCAGCCAAACCTGGGATCAGCACGTTCCCAGCGGCGCAATCCAGATTGCCGGTTCCGTCGCCAGTCTCCCCTTTGAAGCTGCTGAAGGCGAATAACCTCGTAATTCATTTTAGGAACGATTGACCACCAATATTGCGAACCTACCCCAACTATCGGGCTCATTCGTCGTCGCTACAAATGGCGACTGGCGTGACTGCATTCAGTTTCAGTGGCCGTCCGGTTCGACCAATGCTGGCCAGCCGATCGACGTTACTGGGATCGTCTTTGAAGCCCAGCTGAGGCCATCGCCCACTGACAGTGAAGTCTTGCTCAACATGAGCACGGCGAACGGCTTGCTCGTCAACGGCGGCGACATGGGCACGCTGACCTTCGCTGTGCCGCGTGACGCGCCGACGACCGGCCTCAGCGATCACATGTCGAACCTCCCGGCTGGCACCACGTGCGCGATGGATATTGTCGCGACCGGTGACGGGCAGATCATCAACCTCTGCCAAGTCGGCGGCCCCCTGTCGGTAACCGTCAATCGGGGCATTACGCGCCCGTGATCGTCAGCCTATCGACCGTCAGCCAGGCGCTTGGCACAATAGCTCAGCCGGGCATCGAGGCGGTTGCTGGGAATAATCCGACAGGCGTCGCCGGGATCAGCTCTACCGTCGAGGTTGTGGCGGCGCTCAGCCTTGTCAGCATCGACACACGATCTGGCGCTGCGACGATCGCGAGCGTCACGCCAGCTGCCGACAGCATACTCCAGGCTGAGATCGCGCAGATCGAGGCAAAGATCGCGGCTCTCCAGGCAGAGGTTGGAAGCAATCTCAGCGCCGTCAACGGCAGCGTTGCTTCTCTCCAGGATCAGATCAGCAACTCGGTCACTACTGTCGCAGCCGAGATCGAAGCAGCGTCTCAGGCGGCTGTATCGCAGGCTCAGGCCGCATCGGATGCGGCAATCGCTGCTGCCGATCAAGCGATTCAGGCTGCCCAGACAACCGATCTCGCCGCGATCAATACGGCGATCTCGCAGAACCAAACCGCGATTGCTGCCGCGCAGGCCGACGCCTCAAACGCGCTGACCCAGCTTGCGACCGACGCCGCCACCATTCTCTCGATCCAAAGCGATGTCACCGGAAACACCTCGCAGCTGACGGTACAGGCCGCTGCTCTGACGACGGCTCAGCAATCTCTCTCCGGTCAGATCACCACCGTCCAGACGACGTTCGATGCCAGCCTTGCGACTGTCACTCAGTCGATCGCGACCCTGACGACCGCGCAGAACTCGACGGCGACAAGCGTCACCAATCTTCAGGCTACTGTCGGAACGAACACAGCCGACATAACGGCCAATGCCACAACGGCCGCCAACGCAACTTCGACGGTGGCCGCCAATCTTGCGACCCTGACATCGAATTTCAACGCGAACGTCTCATCGGTCAGCACATCGATCGACACGCTGACGACTGCGCAGAACGCTACAGCGGCGTCGCTCACCAGCCTGACATCGACCGTCAATGGCAACACAGCCAGCATCACGTCTAACGCGACGACGGCGGCTTCAGCGACCCAGACAGTAGCGGGCAACCTCGCAAGCTTTCAGACGACCTACAACAATCAGGTCGCCAGCTACAACTCGCAGATTTCGACGCTCACCTCAGAGCAAAGCAGCACGGCGGCGTCGCTCTCCACGCTGACCTCAACGGTAAACGGACAATCTTCGACGATAGCCGCCAACGCCGTGACGGCGGCGAATGCTACGCAGACGGTCGCAACGAACCTTTCGACGCTGACGACCAACTTCAACAATCAGACTTCGTCATTCTCTCAGCAGATTGCGACGCTGACGACGAACACAACAGCTACATCGACAGCGGTCACCAACCTGACAGCTACTGTAAACGGCAACACTTCAGATATCAGCACGAACGCCACTGCCGCCTCGAATGCCACGGCTTCTGTGGCGGCGAACCTTGCTTCATTGACCTCCACCTACAATGGTCAGGTCTCCAGCTACAATTCGCAGATCGCGACCCTCTCATCTCAGCAGAGCACGACAGCGACGAGCGTCAGCAATCTGACTACGACTGTTGGCGGCAACACAGCCTCGATCGGCGTCTTGCAAGGTTCGATCAACGGATTGTCGGCGCAATACGCGGTCGCACTATCGCTCGACAACACGACAGGCGGCTACACCATCACAGGCGTTCAACGTGCCGATGGTACAGGCGCCGTCTATACGATGGAAATCGATGCGAACGTCATCATCGAAGGCAGCTTGCTCGTCAACGGTAGCGTTTCAAACACGAAGCTTTCCGCTTCGAGCGGTCGCTATTATCTATCGGCCACGCAAGGCGTCGGCGACAACACGACCACCACAGCGGCACTCGACACGGTAGGTGTCGCGTCTCAATTCGGGGCGCTAAGCGGTGGCGGCGGAGTAACTGTCAACACGGCGGGCGTCTACGCTCTGACTGCGCAGATCAACCACGAACTCGGGTCGAACTCAAACGAGGCCGCATACTTCGGGATCAATATTTGTACGAATGGCAATCCAGCGGTTTCGGCTTCTGGTGGCGCAAACATGTATTACTCTATCGGCTACACCATGAGCTGCGCTGATACCCTGATTCTGAATGCTGGGGATGTCATCACGATCCAGGGATATAACCACGCTGGTGGTTATGACGAGACCTATAATCAGTTCGATGCTGCGGTTCTTACGGTGACTCGGATCGGCAATTAGTCTCCGACGTGATAAATACGTCATGTCGGAAAATTTCATCAGCCTCTACCAAGGCGATACTTGGATCATCCCCGTAAGGCTCACGAACCCCGATGGGACAGCGTTTGATCTGACCGGATATACGCTGGCTGGCTACCTCCTCGTCGGCAAGACCTCGACGCAGGCTACGACCTCAGCTCAGACCGCGACCTGCCTTTACTCGGATGGGCAAGCTCAGTTTGTCATTTCTACGACGGTAACGGCCACCATTCTTGGTGACGGTCCAGGCGCTTCTTTTTTCCTGACCCGCTTCCGCATCGTCACGATCGATCCGGCTGGCAATGATGTGACGCGCGGCGTTGTGAACATCCGCGTGCTGGTGCCCTGATGAGCTGCGTTGTCAGCGAAGCCGGTGACGTTTTGATTACCGTCAATTCCCAGGTCGCGACGCTAACGGTTGCCGACTACGGCTTCGCGCTCGCTGTTTCGCAGGACGTGACGCAGATCGTCTCAGTAGCCCAGCAAGGCCCGATGGGACCAGCTGGTGGCGCAACGACGACTATAATAAATATCGTCGAAGCAAGCACGACCTGGACGCTCGCCCACTACCTGAACCGATATCCGACAGTAACCGTCGTCGATACGGCGGGTGACATGATCTGGGCTTCGCAGGTCTATCAAGATCGCAACACGATCATCATCAATTTCACGGCGCCGACATCTGGCGTTGCCTATTTGAATTAAGGACACCCCCGCTACGAATGTCGCAGAAATTTGGCTACCCGGTAGATTTTACCTCAAACCAGCTTCTAAACCCCGTCATCCACAACCTTGCGGGAGCACCGTCGTCACCAAAGGCCGGACAGCTCTATTACAGCACGGCATCGAGCATCATGTTCGTCTACACCGGCTCGGCATGGCGTCCGGCCGATGCGGCTGGTCTCACCGATGGATCGATCGCGATTGCAGCGCTGGCAGTCAATCCCCTACTCCGCGTCAACCACATAGGGACGCAGCCTTCCTCGACCATCAGTGACCTGAGGAGCACGGTCACCTCATACACGCTCGACAGCTTCGCTGCGGCCGTTGCGGCGATCAATTGCGGATCGCAGCGGGTCACCAACATCGCGCAGGGCACGAACGCCACCGATGCCACGCGCCTTGATCAGGTGCAGGCGCTCATCACGGCCGCGAACCAAGGGCGCATCGACCTGAAGGACCCAGTGCGGGTCTACGCGGCTGCTAGCGGCCTGACCCTCTCCGGTTTGCAGACGATTGACGGCGTGGCGCTTGCTGCCGGTGACCGTGTCGCGGTTGGCGGCATGACCACTCAGAACGCGATCTACGTGGCTGCGGCGGGCGCCTGGACACTGGCGCCGGACTCGATGAGCGGATCGCAGTGGGCCGAGGGTACGGAATTCCTCGTCAACGAGGGCACGGTCTACGCAGGCGCGATCTTCCGGCAGACCACCGCTGGCACCTTGGTGCTCGGGACGACGCCCCTGGTCTTCACACAGTCGTTCAAGCTGAACGTCTACAGCGGCGACGGCACAACGACCACGGTCACCGGCAGCGTCATATCGGTCAACGTCGGCGCGGGCCTCTCGACCGCCAGCGGTGCCCTCGGCATCGACACAACGAGTGTAGTGCGGAAGTTCAACAGTACGATCACCTGCGATGGTGTCTCGACCTCCTACAACGTCGTTCACGGCCTGGGCACGACATGGGTGACCGTCACCGTGCGCGACGCGATGATGAACCTGGAAATGCTCGACAACAATCCGATCAACTCGACGAGCACGACGGTCAGCTTCGGCTACGCTCCCGCGCAAGGCACCACCTACGACGTTCTGATCACGGGCTGAGCCGATGGCCTCGATCTGGACGCCAGCGGCGGCGGGCAATCTCGCGTCGATCCTTAACCTGACGGCGCTCGCGTCTCAGAACCCTGCTGCCGTGGCGATCACGGGCGGCACGCTTTCGAACGTCTCGATATCGGCCACTAGCATCACAGCCAGCGGCAATCAGACGATTGGCGGCACGCTTTCCGTCACCGGAAACACGACGCTCAACGGATACGCCACCCTGACAGGCGAGTATATTTCGACGGGCAGCAATGCGGCATACAATGTCGTTGACCGTTCTGGAGCTGCCTCGGGAAACGGTACCTTTTACCGCTCGGGCGGCATCAACTATCTCTGGGATAATACCGGCGGCAACGTTGCCGGGTGGGACAGCACCACGTTCCACGCCTACGGAAACGCTTCGGTATTAGGCACGCTTGGGGTGTCCGGCACTGCAACGTTTACCGGGCCTGTCATTGCAAATAGCTCTTTGCAGATCGCGGGCGCAGGAACGAACCTGCTAGAAGCAGGAACGGGCGACGGCTCGTCCTTCAGTACCTACAATGTCAACTTGCAGCTTTGGCAGAGCTTGGCGATCTCTACGTACGATGGATCGGTCCACGGCCGCTACGACGCTCGCAGTGGCTTTTGGGATTGTCTCGGCGGCTTCTACGTCAATGGCACGGCTGCGATCGATGGTGGCCGCAACGCCAACTTGGCGACTGTTAATGCATCAGGCAACATTAATACGAGCGGCGGCCTCAACGTCCAGAACACGCTGGATGTGACGGGCAACCAAGTCTACACGACGAATAACGCCACCCTCTACCTCAATTATAATTCATCGGGTGGCATCCAGCTTGGCAGCGGTACGCTAAGCACGAATGGCAATATTAGCTCAGCGAACGCTATCACCGCCTCAGGCGGCACGGGTTTCGTATCTTACACGTCTTCAGGCGTCGCTTTACAAATGGGTTCAAACTCCGCCATTCGCGACGTAACGAACGGCGGAAGCACAATGTACTTCGACGTTTCGGTCGGTGGCGGCACGTATGGGGCGTTCAACTGGCGCAGCACGAACGGCTATACGTCGTTGATGACACTGACATCGAGTGGACTAACGACCCCGCAGAGTATCGGCGCAAGCGGAAACGTGACCGCAGGCAATATCATTCAGGTTGCTGGCAATGCCAGCATGAACTCAAATCAGGTTTATACAAACTCTGGGCCGTTATATCTCAACTATGGTGGCGCCGTTCAGCTTTGTAATACGGGCGGCCAAGCCTACTTCGGCGGAACCATCAATTGTAATGGCGAAATCCAGACCACTTCAGCCAATTCCTATCGATCTGTTTATGGAAACTACGCAAGCTTCTGGCGGCAGGACGGTGGCAACCTCTATCTCATGCTGACAAATTCTGGCGATCAATACGGTAGCTGGAATGGTCTGCGCCCGTTCATGGTCGGTGTCTCGAACGGATATGTTCAGATGCTTAACGGCGTCGAGATCAGCGATACGTTGACGGTAGACAACGTGAATGTCAGCGGTGCGATCGGCCTGACAGGGCGGCTCAACCAAACAAACACTGGCGTTGATGGGGGCCTGTACCTCTCAAACACATCGTACGGCTCGACGCTCAGCATCTACAACGACGGCAATCCCCACATTGAGTCGCTTGGCGCGCAAACGCTTTGGATAAATCAGCGCGTCGCAGCGCCGGTCAACATGAATGGTGGAGGCGGAAGCCTCGCGGTTGGTGGACCTACCACGATCAACAACAATCTGACGGTCACCGGTACCGGCTACATCGCCAACATCGACACGTCAGGTTGGATGTACGGTTTTGCGCAGAGCAGCTACGGCACGCTCGGCCTTCTCGGTTCTCGCAACGGCTGGAACGGCATCACTTTCAACGACAACGCAGGCACCGAAGCTGGCACGTTCATGGTCAGCACAGGATCAAACACTCCGACCACCGGCTTCTACAATGCGCCGACCGGCGTGTGGCAGTGGGGTTTCACTGGCGGGACTATGAGTTGGGGAAACATTCCTGAACGCTTCCTCTCACAGCCAAACCAGTCCCTCAGCACTACCGGCTATCGCGTGCTGCCGGGTGGCATGATCATGCAGTGGACGCAGATGACTGCTCTCAATACGTGGACGTTTCCTATCCCTTTCCCCAATGCCTGCCTTTCAGTCTCAGTGACACCACTCAATGTTGATGGAAGTGCAGCCTATTCAGGCGGAGTGAACAACCTCACGACCACGTCGTGTTATGTCAACGGGGTCTACTCCAATCCGGGCAACTACGGCTCGGCCGGGATTACTACTTGCGTTATCGCGATCGGATATTGATCCGATTTCAATCGATAAATACCCACCAAGACTGATTTACGCAGAGCGCGTCGGCCTTGCGCTCCGCACCCACCCATAAAACCGATCCCTCTTTCAAGGAAAGTATGCAGCTCACCTACACCGTTCTCTCGACCACCAACTTCACCACATCTTCCGGCAGCACCCTGACTGTCAGCATTGGCAACAAAGCGGACGCAACGGTCACCGGACCCGGCATGCCGGTCTTCTCGTTTCCGATCGAGAATCCTCAGGCCTCGGACATTTCCACGTACGCGGTGGGTGCATCGGTCACTCTGACGATCGCAGCGGCCACCGCCACCAGCTAAACACTGCTGGCGTTGCATTTTCGCGTCCCGCATCCTTGATAGGGTGAAGCGGGGCCTTCGGCTTGCATGCATGTATACTTTAGCCTGGAGGCTGCAATGATGACAAAGGTCGAGCCCGAGCTTTGATGATTTCATTGATTAAGCGAGATTTAAAGTAACCATCGGTGACGCTCATGCTTTCATAATTAAAACGGCCATTCTTGTGACGCGAAGATATATCAATTGTGGATTTTTTTTCATTAAAGCATTCGGGATACGAAGCCTGAGCTATTGTTTCCGCAGGCTCCGTCGAGATTTTGGAAAGCTCCTGCGCGTGTTGAACGAGGCAGTGATAGTAGGCAGCAAGAGCCGCGTCCTCCTCCTCCTTTTCCGATTTTAATCTCGGTGCATCTATTTCAGCCTGTCGGCGTTCCGCTGCCATTTCTTTGCGGATTTTCTCGTAGCTGAAAGCCTTTTGCTGCGTTTCGACTATGGTATTGATATACTTGTAGCTGGGGTTTGGTGTGTAAGCGCTATCCTGCAAGCTTTCAGGGGGCAGGCTCGGATCGCATCTGGAAATGACTTCGTTTTCAGCATCGACGGGATACCCATATACGGCCAACTCTCCCTTGCTTTCAACGCTATGCCGGAAGGCGTTTTTAGCTTCTCGATTCACACAACTCTGAAAATTCGGATTGAGGGGCGTGGCTTCGGCGATTGCAGAGGGAGCAAGCTGACAGATCGCAAATCCTATCGCCAGGAAACGCGCTAACCACGTTTTCAAAAGTGGGCGCAATGCCTGTTCCTTCCACTCAATGGATGGCGCTCACTATAATCCAGCCCCAGCGCCAAGCAAACCGCTTGCGAGTGATGGTGGCTGTGACTGGTATGCTTTCTGGCGGGCTGCGCCGACGCTGGCTCTTCCAACGCTACTCTCGGCGCCGCAATCCTTGCGGCGTATACTCAAGCTCTGGATAGGGCGGTCGCTCTAAGGGCGGCAAAGCGAACTGCCTTGTCAACGCGAAATGTGGAAGCTCGATAATTTTTAAGATGGAATGGATGTCAACTTTAAGAGTCCAGAATCCGCTCTCTACCTTCTTGATTGAACGAGAGGTGAACAACACAATAGGTGTGTTTCTGTCGTAGTGTTTTACGCCTTTAAAGTGCGGCGGAACAAGACACCAACCGGAGTCGATTGCACCAAGCAATGTAATATTTGGGTCTTTAACAATATCGAACAACCGGACAACGCCGTGAGCAATATCGTTGCGTCGCGCCGACATACGTTTAATTCTATACAATAGCTCATGAAGGCGACCCTCCAACCCCTGATTACTATATTTTATAAAATAAGTTTCCGCCTTATCATTAAGCTTTTCGAGCCTACCGTTGAAGTTTGAAGGCAGTCCGTAGTCAAGATTTGAACCATCGTCATATGGCGATTTCTCGCAAAGAGCGGAGTAAAGGTGTGCGAGAGAAACCTCGATTTCTTCCCAAGCGATAAGTGCGCGACCTATCGCTGCAAAAAGAGCATCGCCATATTCGTCCCCGCGTGTCGGGATGGGTGGCACATCCCAAGGGTCGTACATCGAGGTATTCTCCGGCGCAGCGTGAAATGCATGGATGCTTTAAGTGCGATGCAGACGCACTTACGAGACCACTATAGCGCTGTCCGCCGATTCCCGCTTTTGGGAAAGCCAACAGTTCACCGACCGCAAATATTTCAGATCAAGCAGCTTTGCGAGGGCGACCACGGCCCTTTGTGGCAGCTACCTTTGCTGCGGCTGGCTTGCGCTGTCTGAGGTTGGCAACACCAAGACCGGATTGTTTAGCCAGCGCCGACCGAGCTGCCGCGTACGCAGGCGCCACCATCGGATAATCGCGCGGCAGGTTCCACTTCGCACGGTACTCATCAGGCGTCATGTGGTAGGCGGTCGCGAGATGGCGCTTCAGCGACTTGAACTTCTTGCCGTCTTCCAAGCAGATGAGGAATTCGGGCGTGATCGATTTCTTCACCGATACAGCTGGTTCCTTTACCTCTTCCTTCACTGGCGTAGCGTTAGTCATCGAAAAAGCTTCATAAACGCTCTTTATCAGCGCTTCGAGGTCGCCGGGCCGTACCGAATTGTTCGACACATAGCTCGCCACCACGTCCGCAGTCATAGACAGGTAGTTGGTCTGCTCAGCATTTTCAGTTGCTTCAGTCATCGGACGCCTCGGCTCGAAAGGATGTGCGAGCGTTCAATCTTGTTTCGGGCATAAAATCAACCGCCATTTAGTTGTTGATGCGCGCGAATAAATAGCTGTGTGATCGATCGCCCATTCTTTTTCTCTGCAATCCGGCCAAAGCTCTTTTCTTCCCTGACGCAAGATCAGGTGGATGGCTTTGACCAGCTAATCGACGTATGGGAACAGTCCTACTCGACGAGCCCGATTGCATATTTGGCCTACTGCCTCGCGACGGCCACGTGGGAAACCGGCCGCACGATCCAGCCTATCGAGGAAGTCGGCAAAGGTCGCGGCACCGCCTATGGGCCTACAGGATTTTGGGGACGCGGATACGTTCAGCTGACCTGGGAAGCCAACTACAAAAAGGCTGGCACCGAGCTTGGCGTCGATCTCGTCGATAATCCCACGCTGGCGCTCGACCCAATCATCGCGGCGAAGATCATGTATCGCGGCATGCTCGACGGTTGGTTCACATCGAAGAAGCTCAGCGACTACATCCCGCACGATCCCGTCGAAGCTCGCCGGATCATCAACGGCACCGATCACGCGCAAACGATCGCCGGATACTATGACGTGTACTTGTCAGCACTGAAGGTCGTCACCGCGCAATCGCCGACAACATCTTCAGCACCCGTGACGACATCTTGGTTGTCGCGCATCACCTCGGTTTTTAGGAAGACATAAATTATGGGCGGCAGATTCTGGCTCCGTATATCGGGCAGCGAAACTTATCTCTTTGCAACTTTTATTACAGTGTTGGCGCTGATTGGCATGTTCACGGGCAAGCTAGACTACAACGCCGGGCTCGGGATCATAGCCACGATGGGACTGGGATCGTGCATCCACCGTTCGGTGAGCGGCGCCATCAATGGTCCTGACGATCACTGCGACCACGACGGGGGTGGGAACTGA